TTACGTTGTTCAAAAAGACCCATAATACCTCTAAAACGTGCAACTTTATCTCCTTTAAATCCTTTTACAGGATGCCATATCATGTTGTATAAACCATGATCACCTTGGCATATTCTTTTGAAGTCAGCCTCTAAAGAAGCCTGATATGCAACGGCTTCTGACCAAATATCTACATTACTACCTGTAGGAAAATAACTCTTTCCATCTGAATGAACAACACCCCATTCTTCCATCATTTCCATTAATGCTTCTAACTTATCTAAATTACCCATAATCCTTAATCTCTTACAATCAACAACATGTATTTTGTTCCCTATCCTCCCTCCCATTACAAAAACTGTGTAATCATTTTGCTCTCGAACTCCAGCAGATAAATCAACTCCTACACCTAATCTTTCAAAATCAGTTGAAATATTTCCTTTAACAATTAAATCAGGCGACAGAGATAATTCACTTGTTTGAATAATTTGATTCTGATATTGAAAACTAAAAGCTACAGGAGCTTGTCTTCTTCTATCTTTCAAATAATCCAAAGACCACATCTCAGGCCAATAAGAAATCTCATCACCTTCTTTATCAACTGTGATAGCTGATTGAACTATTTGAACCCAATCGTTAGAAGGTATAAAAGTACTTTTGTGAATATCATCATGTCTAAAACGTGTACCAAGACAAATTGCTCTACCACCTTCAAACATAGTTGGAACTATGACTGAATTCCAGTTGTCTTCCATTGCTTGGCGAATATCTTTATTTTTAATATCATCAGCACTTTTTATTGCGTCATCAATTATACAAAGATGTGATCTTTTAGAAGTCACAGCACCTTTTAGACCTGCACAACAAACAGTAAACTCTTCTTCACCAGTGGATTTAATACCTGCAAACTTCCAATCAATACTCCAATATTCATTTGAATTTATACCTTTCGCTATTTTTACTGTGGGAAATATTTCTCTATAAATTTTACTATCTTCAATAATTCTTTTTATTGCTGCACTCTTAGGTCTAGCTACATCAACAGTGTAGGAAATATATAAAACTTTTAAAGGTTGCTTCGCTAAAGCATGTATTCCTACAGACCAAGCTGTATATAAACCAAGAATAGTAGATTTAGCACTGCCCCGAGGAGCAAGTATATCTATATTTGGTCCACCTATGCCAACTAAACATTCACTATCTTTTCCTGTACATAAATATTTATGCCATTCAACATGGTGTTTAGCTGGGGGTTTATCCCCTACAACAGTACAGAAATAAGCAAAATCCTTTCTAGCTCTTTCAACATCAACTGAAGATGTTTTCTTAACTACTTGTTGTTTAGCCGCTGCTCTCGCAGTACGACGATAAACACTGTAAATACTTGTTCCTGCCATGCACGTAGCATAGCTTAAGAATCTCTAACTTTCTTCTTGTAATATTTTTGTCCAAACTCCCATTGATGCTTCCTGAAGAGGTCCTTCAATAGGATCATCTCTAAAAATAGATAACATTTCACGTAATGCCCTATCTGCACCTGCAAGGATTAAACCTTGTTTATCCATCAATACCTTTTCATCATTAAGTTGTTTTATAGCTCCACATAACTCTTTTTGGAGCATTGCAATTCGGGCTGCACCCATATCCTGTTTAACCATGCCCATGTCTATGGCTTCTCTTAATTTAGAGATATCCACTTGCATGGAATCAATCTCACCTTCTAATACAGAAGTGAAATTCCTTTTTTTAAATTTCTTAGTAGACCAGTCATCACATTCCACTATCGTCCCTTGGAAACCAAGAAAACGGGAATATAAATATATCTGGATGGGGGATGATGTCTTTTTACAAAAAGAAGTGAAGCATTCTCTATCTTTGTCAGTTAGAGATTTGATCCAATCATTCATGCACGATAGGCACTTTGAGCTTGTGCGTAGTCTCTAGCTTCTTTATACCTACGGAACTGCTCTTTCTGCAAGTCTGTTAACCTGACTTCCTCACCTTCGACTCTTCTTGTCTTTCTTGTCTCATCTCCTTGAGTCCTCATTCCTGCACGTTGTTCTAACCCTGTTTTTCCTATTGTTGCACGTGTCTCTGTACCTGTTTTTCCAACTGTCTCTCTTGTTTCTTGTCCTTCAACTCGACGTGAAGCTCGGGTTTGAGAACCTGTTTCAGCAATTCTTCCTCTGTCTTCCTGTCCTTTAACTCTTTCTGTTCCTCTTGTTTGAGCTCCTGTTTCTGCAGTCAAAGCTCTATCCTCTTGGCCTTTAACTCTTGTTAATGCTCTTGACTGTGTACCTTCTTCAGCGGTTTCGGCTCTACGCTCTTGCCCCTCAACTCTTCTAAGGGCTCTTTGCTGATTACCTGTCTCAGCTAAAGTAGCTCTCTCTTCTTGACCAGTTGTTCTCTGTGTTAAACGTGTCTCATCACCTAAACTCTGTTGCTTTCTTATATCCTCTGTGGTGAAGAACTGTTTATTAATACGATCTAATTTTGCTGCATACTCTGAATTTATCTGAGCTTGTTTTGCAGCCGCTTCATTAAGTACTACCTGACCAGTAACACTTTCGTCTGGGATGATTACCTGCTTAGGAGGTAATGTATTTTGAAGATTCTCAACTGTTTGAGATGCTCCTGATGAAGAACCGCCTCCCATTAGTAATTACCTCTTTCGTAGAAATTTTTGATTGCTCTTTCTGTTGCAACCTGTTCTTTTAAAACATTAGTTTGATCTTGAATAGATCTTAACTTAGCAGCTTCAGTTAATTGCTGTTGTCTAGCAGGATCAGAACTATCTCTTATCCTTTGTGCGGCAGCCGCCAGCATTAGCCCTTGCTTGCCCATCTCTAAAGCTCTTGCCATACGTAATGGTTGAGCCTGTTCTTCTAATGCTAAATTAAGTTGCTGTTGTTTGAAATTTGTCTCTAATAATTTATTAAGAGTTCTATCTAGTTTCTTATCAAAAACATTTTTATCTTTCGCACCCTTACCCTCTTTTATTAAAGACTCTACTGGAAAATCTTTAATTGAAGGAGGATCTTGTCTATCAAAATCATATGGTCTACCTGTCTCAGGATCTTTCAGATTAAACGTAGCACCAAAGGCATCCCGTATGGCTCCACCAAATCTACCAAGTCCTGTAGGTTTATCACTTGTCTTATATTGTATTTCTCCATCAACTACTCTTAAATTATCAGGCAAACCTTCTACATCAGTGATCAAAGATGAATCTTCATCATCATCATCTTCCATTTCCATAGCAGTCTTGAGAACATCATTAAGATTAATCGTAGACTGTGTTGTTGCACCTCTATTAGCTAAAGAGTTAAACGCATTCGTTGAACCCAATAGATTTTGGTACAAGCCTAGTTCGTCTAGTTCATTCATTTATCTATAGTTGTACTGAGTTTGCAGAGCGTTGATTGCACCTTGTTGTGCATTTAAGCCCATCTGATTAACAGCTTGTTGTGCTGCCAATAGCTGCTCAACGTTACCCTCTATATTAGCTCTTACACCTGCAGCAGCAAGGTTTCTTTGTAAATCTCTTTGCTTAGATCTATCAGCAAACTTCTCAACTGTAGGTAATACCATATTGATATTATCTCTTAACGTTTCTGCATCCTTTCTTTGTGTTAAACGTCTAGCAGCATCTCTACCAGCTGGATTTATAACATCTAAAGGAGAGCCACCGATTGGAGGGACACCTCCGAATTGACCTACAGCGGCAGGGTCACCTAATGGAACGAACTCACCACTTGGTGTTTTATATCCTAATTGACCAGCAGCAGCTTGACCCACCTGACCTGCAACAGGACCAGCTACTCCCCCTACTCCGCCTGATAAACCAAATGTACCTAATCCACCAGCACCTAATGCAGCACCTCCTAAAGCACTCCTACCAAGCCCAGGACCTGCCATACGCATAGCCCCTAAAGTTCCAGCCCTAACCGGACCCGTCAGTCCATATCCTGTAAGAGCACCAGTACCTGCACCTAAAGCAGCCTCTCCAAGATTTCCTCTACGTATCCCAGGGAGAGCTCCACCAATAGCACCTATAATTGGTAATCCATATTTAGCGGCTAATGCAACTGGTAACATTATTTTGATCCGAAAGTTATATAGTTATTATTTTAAATTGTCTAACTCTATCTAATTAAAAGCAATCGGCTAAGTTAGGATGTTCGCCTGTTTCATAATAAGCTCGGGCATTTTCACCTGCTGATTCACAAGTGTAGGAATCTGCTTGTCCTGGTGGACTCCAATCAATAGCACCTCCTCCTCCGTTATAACCAAAACCCATACCACTGTTGGTACAACCCATTAAAAGCAAAGGTGTAAGAAGTAATAAATTTTTCATTTATGAGAACAATCCACCTAAACCACCAAGAATAGCACCTGCTGCCATCCCAGGAACACCTCCAACTGAACCAGCTTTCATACCCATTAAAGCACCACTAGCCGCACCGCCTGCGACTTTTGCAAATCTAGTTGGGCCTTTCTGTCCTTCTCCTCCATATCCTCCATATCCTTGAGAAGGGGAATCGGGGAAGTAAGTTGTTGTCCCGAAGGGACCGCTACTAAGTTGCATACCACCGACTCCGCCTCGACTATTACCGAAGAGACCACCTAAACCACTAAAACCAGTTTGTTTATACGATCCTTGCCTTCTATCACCCATAGCATTTGAAACATCTAATAAACTCTTAAAACCTTTCAAAGCGTTCTCACCTGAAAAAGGATTACTTCTACCCCTGAAAGCATTTTTAGTTGATATAAGTGATCCCGTATCACCCTTATTGGTAAAAAAATTATCACCTAAATAAGAAGTATCATAGTTAAAACCACCATATCCCATATCTCCTATACCACCTTTAAAAGCGGAGCTTCCTAAACTACCAACGTTACTTGGAAGTGAACCACCTAAAAAATTACTCACAACACACTCTCATTTTATATTTATTATAAATTACCTTTACAGCTTAAGACCCGTTCCGTACAACATACGTGCGAAACTCATTAACTCTTCATTCATTGCACTTGGCTTTTGAACTGCTGATGCATAAGCTTCTGCTGCACTCCTAGGTGTTGGAGTTGGCATAGAAGTACCTCCGATATCTTGTACCCCTGGCTCCCTTGCTTGTGCCTTTGCTTTTATAACTTCTAAATTATGCTTATGCTTCAATGTCTCTAAATATGCGGTATTAGCAGTAGATGCATTAGACGCCGCTATGTTTGCATTGTTATAAGGACCGAAGCCACCGCCGCCTGACGTTGCACTTGTTACTGACTGATACGACTTAGGTTGTACTGGTACTTTATACTCGCTACTTGGTTTCCCTCCAAACATCCCATCAAGAGCAGTTCCAGCAGCCGCCATGCCGCCGAAGAGTGCTACAGGTGCTCCAAACTGAGCCACTCTCGCAGCCATTCCAGGGTTCTTTGCTGCCGCACCCATGAAAGGATTACCTTCGAAATCTCTTGTGTACTTACCATCACCTCTCTCCGCTTCATCTCTCATCTCACGCATTCGATCACCGAAATCTCTATCACCAACACTAGGGTTACGTGCAACACGATCTTTACCATCTTTACCTGTTTCCACTCTAGGAATAAGAAGACTACTCAATAATGCATCTCCAGCCGTTCTCCCAACTGTCGAAACAGCATCCTCAACAGCCCTAGTAATTCTCTTACCAAATGCTCTATTAGTGTATTTAGCTGCTTCGTTTACTGCTTTACTAAAAGACATTAGATACTAACTCCTTGTGACGGTGTGATTCCTTCTACACTTCCCATTTTATCTGCACTGTTACTTGCAGCGTCTTGGAACGCAATCTCCCGAACCGTAAGATTACTTATCTTCGTTTCAGGTTCTACAAAGTTGGAGAACGCATATTTGCCCATCCAATTATCAATCGCAAAGTTATCAAACTGTGAAAACTGTGATGCAGGAGTTGCACGTAAATCATCAAACTTTCGTTCAGATCTA